TCGCGCTGGTGCTGCAGCTCGGCCTCTTTGGCCGCGATCATATTCTTCACCTTGTCGTTCTCGACCTCGCCCTGGGCCTTGACCATCTGGGCCTGCGCCAGAATGGTGTTGGGGTCAGGCTTGGGCGGGCTTTGCGACATCTGCTGCTGCAGCGCGGCGATGTCGATCGGCTTCCAGAACTGGTTGACGTCCTTGTAGCCCATCAGCTCGGTGATCTTGGCGAGCGTGTTTCTGTACTGGGCGACGTCGCACAGCGGGTTGATCGGCCCCATCAGCTGGATGACCTGCTCCTGCTTCTGGCTGATCATAATGAGCGACTGGATGCGCCGGCTGTCGTCACCGCGACCCAAAGCAACATTCACCTGGCAGTCCAGGGTCGCGTCCCACATGCGGGGATCGACCTCGACCCATTTTCCCCTGAGCCGCATGGTCCGGGGCTTGTCCTGGTGGCGGACCACCAGTTTCAGGATCCCCTTCATCACGCGCTTGAGCTGCTCGGCAAATATGCGGGCAGTCATCTCGGTGCGCTCCTGGGCGCCCTGGATGGCAGCGTTTACGGCTGATGCGGTGGTGGATTGTAGAACATCAGGGTCGAGCCCAGCAGTTGCAGGTACAATACCAGTCCGCACCGCTCGCAGGTTGTCGATCCACTCAATGACCGGCATTGCGTTTTGTCCAACAAACGGCTCAGCGAACGGCTGCACCATTCCGGGCTGACGCATCCGGATGATTGCACCAGTTTCGACATTGAGGACATCATCGAGATTGACCTGGCCCTCTACGACCGCTGTCCGAGGGTGGATCGACTGCGCCAGGCTGTCCAGGACACCACGCATGATGTTGGACTTGAGCAGCTGAAGGTCCATGGTCTGATCAGCAACCGAGTTACCGATCAGCATGTGCGGCTCGGGATCGGGACAGAAGATCCCGAACGGCGCCTCGTCGACGACCTCGTCGTGCATGACGGTATTGCCGATCGTGCAGACTTTCCTGAGTTCAGCGTAGCCGTCGCCGTCCTTGTCGATCCGGATCCACTGCTCGACGTAGGTGACTTTCTTGTTGGTCGGGTCGTTGATGTCGGGCGACTGCAAAAAGGCATTGATCGCCGGATTGCGGGTCTGCGCCTCGTAATTCAGGACGAAGGTGTCGCCGACATTGGCAACATCGACAATTTCGTCATAGTCGTAGCCCATCGCCACCAGGTCGCTCAGGGTCTTGATCGAGCGGTGCCCAAGATAAGGCGACTTGCTGAGGTCCCGCGTGGTGCGCGAGCAGATGAACTCTTCGCAGGGCACACTCTCGATGGTTACGCGCTTTTTCGGGTGGTAGCGCCGGACCTTGGTGTCATAGATCCACGGGCTCTGTGGCGCCTGCGGCGCCCCGGTGGACATGTCAAACACGTTGGTCGGCTCTTCCCAGTCGGGATCCTGGTAGCGACGCCTTTCGAGGATCTGGATTTCACCCTCGCTTTCGAGGACCCGCATCTGGCCTTCGGTGAGGGCGGTGAACTCCAGCTCGTAGATCTCGATGCTCTCGTCCCAGTAATACTTGATGATGCCCGTCTTGCGGACCAGCGCGTCCTTGAAAGTGTCGTAAAAGATGGTGAAACCAGGGTTGTCCTGGAAGAACAGATGATTGACGTAATCGGTCTGCTGTTCCGCCATTTCGACCTTGTCGGCGGTATTCGGGTCGAAAGTGACGGCGTCGCTGGAGCTGGTGAAGATCCTCAAGAGGCTCGGCAGCATCGCCAGGGTCGTGTCCCGGACATCGGTCATGACGATCTGCGACCGGCCGTCTTCCTCGTTGCCGAACGGGTCTCCCCGATAGAACCTCGTGGCCGCCGTCCGATAGGGTGCGACGTAACCGTCGATGTACAGGGCGGCGTCGCTCTGAGCCGCCAGCACGGCGCTGGCGAACTGTTCCTCGTCCATCGGTGAGAGATCGAACGGGTAGGGCGTCGCCGGGGACACCGTCCCCGGCTTGTTGGGCTTGCCCGCTGTCGGCTTGGGTCGAGCATTACGCACGACAGGGGTCTGCTTGCCGCCCAAAACCCATCCAGTGACGGCCATCTAGCGCCTCACGATCCGGCGAACGGCTGGAGCCGTCGCCAATAGCGGATGCCCTTGGGCGACTGGTCGCCACCGGGTTGGTTGCCGAGCAAGAACCGCGGTGGGTTGGTGGCGGCATCCTTGCCGAGATAGCGCTCAAGGACGTCATAGCTGTTGAGGTTAAATTCCTTGGCCGGGATCATCTCGTAGATGTGTTCGCCGATGGTGATCCGGGGGATCTCATCCTCGGCGACCGGAGCCGGACGATCGGCGACCGGCGACAACAGACCGCCGCCGCCGGCAGCGGCCTGGCCGAACAGCTGATCGAGGAGCAGGCCGACCATGACCTACTCCAGGAAGCTGGTCTTGACCCGTGTCAGGGCCTTGCCGGCGCGGGCGCCGCGCTTGATGGCTGAGGTCCGGCCGGCTTTCAGCACGGACGCGCGCTGGGCTTCGCTCAGCGGCTTGCCGCCGATGCCAAAACCGTACTTGGCGCTCAACCCCTCGGGCCTGATCGTCGTGCTCTCGGCCTGCTTGAAGGCGTCCATCATGGCGCCGTGATGCAGCATGTTTTTATTCGCCATGCGCCTAGCCCTTCACCTTGGCCGGCAGATCACTCTTGATCCCGCCCATCCCACGGCCGCCGGCGCGGTAGCCGCTACCGCCGGGACTGGGAGCTTTCTTGCCGCCCGAGCTGTTGCCGTAGTTGGGCCGGTTGTGGCTGTCGGTGAACTTGAGGGAGGACGACCGGCTGATGTCAGCGTTGGTCTGGGCCGACTTCGACTTCGAAGTCGTGTAGTACGGCGTCGTCTTGTGGCCTTCGGTGCCGGGGCCGTTCGCCTTCGACATGGAGCGCTCCATGGTTGAGGGGGAAACCAGGAGCAGCGCCGCAGATCGCTGCTGATCAGCGGCTTATATCAGATTTCTACGCCTTTCGCCCAGACCTTCGGGTCTGGGCCTTCGTCACCTTGCGGCGCCCGTTCTTGGCTTTCTTGCGCTTGGGTCTCTGCAGGTCCTCGCGGATATTTTGAACAGTTTTCGTCCTGGGCATAACTTTCCTTTCTCAAACAGTGCCGCGAATGCGACGCAGCAGGGCCTTGCCCGGCACCCAGCTCGGTGCGCGCCCACCCATGTGAGCGGCGTCACCGGCGAAGGTCAGGCACAGAGCATCGGCCTTGTCAGGGCTGCGCAGGCCGCGCTTTTTCATCTCGGCCTTGCCCTCGACTTTGATCTTGCCGTTGCTCGTGAACTGGTAGGTTGGGCCTGATAACTCCTGTTTCAACTCGTCATCGAACGGGAGTTTTACGGCGCGTGTATTGAGCCACTCACGGCACTGCAGCCAGAGATCATCACGCAGCCGGTTCGCTTGCAGATTAACAGCGGTAGTCTCCGATACGTTAACGTCCCGGACGTTGAGACCCTGTTCTCGCAAACGATCAGCGACGCCGGCTCCCAATCCAATGCTGTCGATGCAGATCTCGTCGGGATGGTCATTCTCGGCCTCGTGGAGGATCTTGCCGGCGGTGCTCATCAGGTCGGTCGAGGGCCACCACTTGATGTCGACAACGACGTTGCCCTTGCGCTTGCAGAGAACTGTTCGATCAGACCCGTAGCGAGCGATGTCGACACCGAAACGAAGAGGCACATGCGGGTCGAGGACAATGTCGCGGGACTGGGCCGCGACCACCAGCTCCAGGGGGATAAGCGTATCGTCACCCGTCTTCGGGAACTCTCCCAGCACACGAACACGATAGGCATTGCTGTCCTCGCCGTAGGTGGTCGCGATCTGACGGATGAAATCTTTGGTGACCAGCGGGTTGTCGATGCAGCTGACGTGTGCCGTGTGCCAGTCGCTCTTGAGCTGGTGGTGGGAGCGAAAGAACAGCCCTTCTAGCCTGACCGGGTTGCCAATCAGGATCATGCAGGCGTTGAACGATGAGAGGCTGCCTGACGCCGCCTCGAAGACCTGCTCGGGGATGCCCGACGCCTCGTCCCCTATGAGCAGCACATGCTCCGCATGGACACCGGCCAGCGCCTCGGGACGCTCGGGAGAAGAGGTACGGGCACTGACGAAGCTCCCTTCCGGGTTGGCTTTCAGCTCGATCCTGTCTGAGTAGGTCTCGAACAGGGTACGAATAGGAGGTGGCAGGGCGTTGATCCAGAATTTTACTTCGACAAACAGCGCGTCGAAGAGTTGTCCCGCCGTTGGCGCCGTG